TGATAGCTTAACCATGTAATTAAGAATCCATTCAATTCTTTTTTGTCTTGTCTCAACATAAGTCTTTTTAAATATCTCAAAAAGATCAGCTGATTCAGCCGCATTGAATGATCCTTCTGGAGCAACTCCGAATAATGATGGAGCAACAACTGCATGAGCCACTAAAATGTTTTGCTGAACACTTGACTCAAGAGCTTCATATCTCTTATCAAGATCATTTCCAGTTAAACTCTCAACCTTTGGAGCCTGATCTGCTGATGGTGCAAAGGTTATTATTATATCACCACTATTCTCAATGCTTGATGCTGGTCCTTTGATTTGATTCTTGAATGACTCTGCCTCTTCTTGAGTTTCTGGAAATCCATCCATGAAAGTGATTAGAGTTCCTGACTTAAATCCATTTTGTAATTCATACATATGGAATTTAGAGATGTCAACATCAGTCTGAATGGCTGTGATTCCACCTTGATATGGTGGTTTTGGATAGACTCCATGCTCTTTGCGAGCTTTCTTAGCTGGATCCTTGTAATATAAAACAAACGATCCTACCTTATTGTTCTCATCAAGAGCTGGAATTGTTCTAAGATTTGTCTTCTCAGCTGATTGCTGTTGTACTGTCCAGTCATCTGATAGATAATACATTCTTTCATCTGATGATATTCTTATTGCATCAATGGCAAGATACTCCCACACAGCAACTCTGGTGCCTTCTCTATTCCAAGTACCTTTTACAGCGAATGCTCCGAATAATTCATAATCAAATGCCAATTGCTCAACTATCTCATTCATATTGAAATCAGAGTAAGGATTTGCAATGAATCTTGCAAGCTCACCAGATACAACCTCAAGCCCTCCACCAGCAATGTAGTGAGTTTTATTCTTGATGATTCCTTGATGCCAAGCCGAGCCATTAAAAAGATCCACTAAAAAATAAGGATAATCATTCTTTTTTCCCCATTTAATAAAGCCAAGCATTCTATCTTGCTCCTCAATTGGCAGAACAAAGTCCTTTCTGAATGACATTGATTCTAACTTATTCATATATATTGAATGTTATGTTTGTTGAAAATTCTGTTGATGGTGAGTCAATGGTAAATACATGAGCTCTGCCTTCCTCAACTAAGCCATCTGATAAATCAGGATCAAGATTGCTTGATGATGTTTGTTGATAGATTCTATATGTGTAGTATCCATCGTAATCAAATGTTACATCAACCCCATCCTCAAGCACAAACTCATCATGTCTTGATGTTCCTGTACTGATATTGGTTAGAATACAGTAATACTTCAAGAATGATTGCTCATGCTCAAATTCAAATAGATAGTAAACTGGACTAACTGTTGTCAGTTCCGTTACTGTTACTATCAGATTGGAAGATGTTGCCTTCTGTATTCTCAACATTTTTTATTAATTTAGGTTTCTTTCGCTCGAATATATGGATTAATCCAATTGACTGGTATAATTCCTCTTTGCCTCTTTCAATAATTAACCATTTCTTGAGGAAATTTGACCACTGCATTGTGCCAATGTATTTTTTAAGTATTTCCATAATTCAAATATACAAAAAAAGGAGGGACACTGCCCTCCCTTCGATTAAGAGTTTAATCAATTATTAAATTGATGGAGATTGTTGTGTCAATAATGTTGCATAGATTGCAGCATCAACATCTGGAACTGGATCATTTTCTAATCCACCCATGATGATATCATGTCCTAATCTGTCAGACTTAAGAACACCAGAACCATAAGCTGAAGCTTCAGCAATCTGAAGACCTTCACCAAATCCTAATGCAACATAAGTACCATCAGCCTTCTCAACAATTGCAACTACCTCATTTTGTCCAAGTAAGTGAATCTCTGAACGCAATTCCTTAGTATCTGATGCTAAGATCATTGTCAAAGTTTGCTCATACCATAGAGTACCATTACCTTTATTCACTCTGATTGGTGCAGTGTAGCTTGATAAGTTTGATTTCAGCTTATATAAGAACACTTCACCAGTAACAGTCAATGCAGTAACTTCATTATCAACAATTGTAGATGCAGATACATTACCTAATGGAAACAATAACACTGACTTGATACCACCTTTTCCGTTGGTACAAGCTCTGTCATTATATCCAGCTGTCATATTACAAGCCATTGTTATATTTTTTAATGTTTATAAAATAGGGAGCAGTTGCCCACTCCCTTGTTAGTTATTAGTTAGGAGATCCAGTTCCGTTCCACACTCCGATTTGATTCAAGAATGGTACTTGTACACCAGCTCTGAACTTAGATCTAATATATATGAGGTCGTCATCCTGGCTGTACCAAAGATCAAAGTTCTCAAAATCAGATGATAAGTCAGTTCCGAATACGAAATGAGAAGCTCTACCAGTGTAGATATTATCTAATCCGTTCAATCCGTTAACTTTAACAATTCTCATGTTAGTTCCTGGAAGGATTAACTCATTCAAATCACCAATATTAGCTGGATTGTAGTGGAATAAATTATCATCAACCAAGTTCTTAGTCAAGTAATTAAAGTTCTCACGACCAGTGAAACAAATGAAATCATTAGCTTCAGCAACATTTGCTGGAGTCTCGATGAAACAGTTGTAAAATACATCAAATGCATTAGATGCAGAGATTGATGCAACTGATGTTGTATTCAAGTTAACACAACCATTAGCAGTTGTAAGGAACTGACGGAATCCATTCATGAATGCCAAGTTACCTGTACCTGTTGCTTTGTTACCTTTCCAGATTAATTTATCCAATTCGAATGAATGTAACTGTAATAAGTAGTTAATGATTTGTTGCTCGAATGGAAGAGTCTTATCTTCAGCTGATGCACCTGGACGTAAACCTAATTGAGTCCAAAATCCATCAAGATCTTTCTGACAAAAAGACTTCATATAACCAAGAGTCTCAACTGCAATAGCTCTATCAGTGAATACAGTATCTCCTGATGGAGTCATTGTACAATCACCAGCTTGATACACTACTGAGTCATCCATTAATTTCAACTCTTGAGATCCTTTTACCCCTTGTTGGATTGTTACATATTGTAATGTGCGAGCTTCAGTTACTGACTTAACAATTAAGTCCTCTCTTTGCTCATCAACATAAGCTGCAAGACCAGATACATCCCAGTCAAATTTTGTGCGTAGATATTTCTTTAACGACATTTTTATTATACTTTAGAATTTTTCAAAAACATTTGTCTGGCTGTCAAGTTGCCAACTTTGCTAAATTTCTCAGCTTCTTTGGTTTCAACGGATGGTTGAGCTTTGAAAGTCTCGAAATCACTTTTCAATGTAGTCAACTCATTAACCAAGTTCTTGTTAGTCTCTGCAATAGTCTTAGTCATTTCAGCCAATCCTTCGACTGCCTTGCTGAATGCCTCAAGCTTTGCATTTACGATTGATTCAACCTTCTCTGCACTCATAGCCTCAGCCGATGTCTCTTCGACAGCAACCTCACCAGCATCTTCATTTTCTCTTTCATCAATGATCTCTGTAATGATACCTTCAGCATCAACCACAATAGATACACCAGCAAGCTCACCACTCAATGCATGAGTTCCTTCTGGAGCTGGAATCATTTCACCATCAGCAACAACAAAGACTGGCATCCCAACCTCAAGAGCTTCATACTCTATCACTGTAACACCATCTGCTAATGTAGCCGATTCAAATTTTTCCACTGACTTTGAGAATTGTGCTTTCATTTCAGCGATCAATTCCTTAATGGTATTTAATTCTTTGTTCATACTTATTATAATTTATTGTTCGAAAATCCCTAATTCTTTAAGCTTAGCTTCTGACCATCTCTTTGCAGCTAGTCCACCCCATAACAGATATGAGATAGTACCACAGGCTGAATTATCATCTGGATTATAATACTCCTCTGCTCTGGATAGATAAGAATACATTCTTTTAATCACAGCAACAGATACTGTCTGACGATTAGCTAAAGTGGTAGCTCTTAAGCGGCCTACTCTTGTGGCACATTTATTTCCATACTTTTGATTGAGCTCAATCCCTTTCTTTGCATTGTTACTCACAGCCTCTGGATAGTCATTGTAGAATGTGATATACTCCTGTACTTTCTTAAGCTCTTGATATATGATTGAGAATTCATGCTCCCATCCTTTGCCGGTCTCAAGCAATTGGAAGACTCCCTCAATTGAGAATCCAGTGAACATGCCAGCCTTCGCTGCATCATATACATCCTTGTTGGTTACCTTATAACTCACAATCCAAGAGCCATCATTCTCATCCTTGAATCTTTCTGGAGCTGTGAATCCTTTCTTTTCATCAATGATGTAGCTCATGATCATATATATACCATCAACCACTCTCTTGCTGTTGTGCTCAAGATTCACATTGTTGAAGTTCTCTCTTCTTGCATAATCAAAGACGATGTCCTTTATTGCAGCTGGTGAAAAATTCACATAATACTCCTCACCAGTCCGAGGATCCCTCCTGAATATTGGTGTATTGGCAGAGATAGCTACTCCAGTGATAACTTGCTCCTCATCATTGAATTGATAAGCAATCTTATTAGAGAATGTTTGGAATGACTTCTCATGTGCTGGATTAGCAACAAGGCTGTTGAATGATACGGTTGTTTCTGGATCATCAAGATCAATTACAATATCATAAAGTGGTAACTCTCTAAGCATATAATTATTATGTAAATTTGTTCGAAATGAAATTTGTATATCCCTACCATAGTAAGTCGCTATCTGACTTTGAAATCAACCTATCCATTGCAATGGTGTTGAAGATTTATCCTGATGCTGAAATCTGGACTGTTGGCAAGCCAATTAATGGAGTTAATAATATTCCATGCACTCAACACAATAACATCAGAGGATGCGATGTCACCAATAGAATGCTAACCTTTGCCAAGCAAATCCCTGGTGATTTTATCTACATGAATAAAGACTTCTATATCACAAAAATATGGCAGCCTCATGTGGCAATTAAAATGGGCTCAATGATTGTTAATCCAGAACATCCACCGCATACTCAAATGGCTCAGACCAATACCTTAGAATTTCTCAAGCATAACAAATTTACAGCTTACAATTATGAGACGCATACACCAGTAATGATGAATAGTCAGAAGCTCATTGATCTCTTTGATAACATCAACTGGCAAGAGGACAACCACTTTATCAAGTCAATCTATTGCAATGTGTATCAAGTACCTTCAAAGGATGGATTCAATTGCAAGGTATCTATACCATCTATTGCTAAAGCTCAAGAATTAATCACTCTTCAAGGATGCTTCTCAACAGGAGATGCATTCTGGAATCAGACTTGTGTTGATTGGCTTAAAACGTACTCTTAGCCTCTTGTACCTCCACCTTATTTTGAGTTCCTGTTATATCAGATTCCAACACCACTACCTTAGCAGTTGGTACTTGTGCCTGTTGGCCTTGTGTTAATTGTGTTAAGTCAGTTGTCTGAGCATTGGTATTGGCAGTAAATGAACTTGCTCCAGCTCCAGCAGTACCACCACCACCGCCAGTACCTAATTGTGGAGGAGTTGGTGCAGAACCAGCTTGATACTTCTGATTCATTACAGCCAATGCTTGAGTAATACCTATCAATGAAGCTGATGCAATTGCAGCAATACCAGCTGGTGAAGGCGGAGGACCGAACTGAGCAATACCTTTTACAATTGCACTGGCTGTATCAATAGCAATCTGAGCTAATTTAATAGCCTTATCTCTGTTGAATTGAGCCTTCTTAATCTTCTCCTCTTCATTGTAAGCCTTAAGCTGTATCTGATATTTTTGCTCTGCAAATTTCTTCTCAATCTCTGCCTTCTGATCAGCAGTCAATCCTTCTTGCTCTAATTGAGCCTTAAGATTTGCATCAAGATTTGATAAGTCAGCTTCTCTATTGGATGCAATCTTATTCAGTCTTGCTTGATCTATCTCATTGACAAATGCATTAATCTTTTTAAGTTCATCAAGTCCTTTCTGAGCTCCCTCAATTGCAGCTGTTACACTCTTAAGTGATTCCTCTCTTGCTTTAATTTCATTAGCCTTGGCTTGATCAGCATATTTCTTGTCAAGTTCTGCACGTTTCTTTTTATACTGCTCATCCAATTTTAAGCCAGCTTGATAGAACTCTTCCTCATCAATAGCATCAGCTTTGAACGCTGCCAAGTTGATTGCCTCTTGTGCCTTGTACCATTCATCCAAATCAAGCAACTCATTCTCTTGCTCAGAGTTA